GACGGCACGAGCAGCGACTTGAAAGCCACGCGCTGCTTCGAGCGGATGCCCACCTGGTCGTAGGAGAACCGCTCGCTGCGGTCCACATCGACCTCGATGCCGAGCCGGTTGCCACCGATCCACGGGCGCGTGTTGACGAGCAGGATCCCCGTCTTCGTGGTCACCGCGCCGTCGATGATCCCGTTCGCGTTCATGTTGCCCGGGTAGACGCCGGCGATGACGAGCGGGTAGCCCATGAGGACGCCGACCGTGCCGGTGAAGAGCGTCGCCGCCTCACCCGCGTGCTCCCTCGTCAGGTAGACGAGGTTGCCGTTGCCGTCCTTCAGCACGAGCGCCTTCGCCAGGCCCACGTACCCGGTCACGTACTTGCAGTCACGCGGGTTCGCGTACTTGCCCATCGCCTGGATCATGGCCGCGAGCTTCTCGGGGGTGAGGCCGGCCGACAGGTCGACCTGCCCGCCCACCTGCTGCGCCGCCCAGCGGAGCCCGTCGAAGTTGCCGGCCGGATCCGTCGAGGCGGGGACCGCGCCGGTGTCGATCGTGGACGTCAGCTGCCCGTTCAGGACCGCCTGGTCGAGCCCCACCGCCTGCGCGTAGTTCTGCTCCTCGTCGTAGGTCGGGAGCAGGGGGATGATGCTGTCCTGCTCCTCTTCGGGCGAGAAGTAGGAGATCGTGGCGAGCTTCTTCGCCGTGATCGTCCGGTTCGCGGTCGTGAAGTCGCTCGCCGTGAAGATCGTGTTCGAGCCGAGCGTGTTGTTGTTGGCCTCGGGGATCACGTATGCCTTCATGAACCCGATCAACGTCGGCAGGACGTAGGGGTTCATGGGCATCGGGATCCAGCGGAAGTTGTTCGCGAGCTCCAGCAGGTCGCGGACGTCGTCGAACTTCTCCGCCGAGTAGCCGGTCGGGATCCACTCGGCGCCGGTCGCGGCGCCGCCTGTCGAGAGCGCACGAGCGCCCTGCTTGTAGCACTCCTGAAGCGCGCCCCAGAGCGGCAGGCCCTTGATGCCGCCTGCGCGGTTGTACGCCTCGCGCCGCTCCGGCTTCTCCTCGCAGAGGAGCGAGATGACGTCGTGAGCCGAGCGCGCCATGTTGTTCAGGCGCCGGAACCGGATCGCCCACTCGAGCGCCTCGCCCGAGAGGTAGAGCTTCAGTTCCTTCCGCGACAGGGCCATCAGGTTGAAGCCCGGCGGCGTCATCTTGCCGCGGAAGTCCTCGTCCTTCTCGACCTTGTGGACGATCGGGAGCGAGCGGAGCTGCCGCTCGATCTTGTCGTCGCCGTGGACGCGGCCCGACTCGTGGAGAACCTTGACCATCTCCTCGAGCTCGTCGACGCGCTTGCGCGTCTTCTTCGCCTCGTCCACCGACTCGTAGCCGGCCTTCAGGTCCGAGGCCACGCGCTCGAGCGCCTCGTCCGTCGCCGTGCCGCCGGCCAGCACCGCCGAGCGGATGTCCTCGATGTGCTCGACCAGTTCCTGCTGATTCTGAGGCTTGCCCGTGTGCTTGAACTCGACCTTCGGCATCTTTCCCACACCTCCGTGTGTGCTGGCCTTCGGGACATCCTGTCCCGTGCCCGCTAGCCCCACGCCCCAGACGGGGCGCACCTGTGCCGGTTTCTCTCCGGCTCTCGACTCCAGGCGCGGGGCATGACCGCACCACGGACTGCTACCGCTCTACGCTGCTCCCTCGATCCACAACGGCCCCCACGCCTCGCGCGGATCGGGCAGCTGCGGCTGCTTCGCCCTCGCGCGCGCTGCGGAGACCAGCTCCAGCACGTCCGGCATCCCGTCCTTCCGGTTCGCCGGGTTCATGCTCGTGTTCAACTGCCCACCGCGGGCGACGACCGAGAACTCGTTCACCTCGACCACGTCGTCCATCACACCGACCACCGTCTGGCCGTCCGGCAGTTCCTGCCCGGCGTAGCTCCCCGGCGCGTCGTCGAAGTCGGTCCCTGTGACCGAGTTCGTGAACGAGCGCATCCACCAGGAGAGCGATACCTCGCGCCAGATCCCGAGCGCGATCTTCCGCCCCATCTCCTCGCCGCAGTCCGTCCCGCGCTCCCAGTAGAACTTGGCGCGCACGTACCAGCCGTCCGCCTGCTGCACCAGCTCGGCCGCGTAGCAGCGGGCGATCGGCAGGTCATCGGAGGCGTATTCGTTGTGGTTCCGCATCACGTTGGCGCCCGGCAGGAGTTGCACGATCTGCTGGAGGGCCGTGAGCGTGAACCGGGTCGAATAGCTGTCGATCAGGTCGTTACAGACGAGCGCCGAGGCGGTGTAGACGTCGGTCGCGGTCGGAGCGGAGAAGCCGTCCGGCACCTGCTGCGCGATCAGCCCCAGGTCCACGTCCGAGACCTCTAGGTTCGCGCGCTTCTCGAACTTCCCGCCCGTCACGCGCCGGATCAGCTGCTTTTCCACCTTCACGCCCTCCGAGTCCCGCGCAGGAGCGCGGTCTTGCCCCATGGCCAGTCGTTCCCGCAGTAGCTGCAATGCGCGCGGTCCGCGTTGAGGTTCACGACCACGTCCGCCTGGCACGCCATGTTCGGGCAGCGCACCAGCATGGTCCGCTTGCCGTCCTTCGCGAGGCGCGAGCCGCGCTCGAGCGTTCTCATGGCAGGAGCTTCTCCACGCGCTCGCAGACCGACTCGTTCGCCTCTATCATCTTCGCCTGCGAGATATATCTGGACGTGGCGGCGTCGTAGAGCGGGGCCAGCAGGAAGTGCGTGGCCTCGTGGCGAGCGGTCCATTTGATCTCCGCCGCCGTTGGCTTGTTCTGCCACGTCCGGCTCATCCGGATAGCCGCGCCACGGCTCTCCTCGCCGGATGCGAAACTCGCTTCGGGATGCCGCTCACCCTCGTGCAGGACATGCAGCCGCCACTCGGTGATGCCCCAGCGCTTGACGCAGCGCTCGACCTCGCGCTTGAAGATCGCGAAATGGGCGGCCGTCGTCCGATAGGTCTTCGCTCGGCTCACAGCACCCCCGCCAGCCGGTTCGTCGGCTTCGCGTGCCCGTTCTTGCTCGGGAAGTAGACCTCGAGCCCGCGGCGGCGCATGGCGCGCTCGGAGACGACGGGGATGGCCACGCAGCGGCAGTTGATGACGTTCTCCGGCGAGCCGTTAGGGTCGCCCGGGTATTCGAGCGTCTCGCCGTCCACGTCGAAGCCATCGTTGATGCCGGCGACCTCGCCATCCGCATCGGCGTGCGCCGGGCGCACGGCCTCATCCCTCGCCGAGAGCCATTCCAGCTCCTCGACGTCGCCCGACTGGCGCCATGCCTCGACGCCGGCGAAGTTGTAGGCCGAGAGCGTCTCCGTGCGCGCGATGGTCAACGCGCGACCCTGCTCTGCCTCGTCCAGCTTCTCGGCGACGCGGGCGGTCAGCTGCGAGAGCGACTCATTCAGCGTCACGCCCTCGGCGAGCGTCGCCCGCACTTCCTGCATCAGCGTATCCATGGAGCCGGTCAGCCCGTAGTTCTCGCGGATCTTGATGAACCGGGCGACCGTCTGCGTCTTCAGGTTGACTTCGAGCTCGAGCGCGATCTCGCGCGCAGCCTCGGCACCTCGCTCGGCGATCAGGCTCTCGTAGATCGCGTGGATGTTCGCCTCGTCGTCAGGCTCGGGGGCGAACAGTTCCTCGAGGTCGATCGTGCGCTTCCCCTTCAACGCCCGGAGCGCCCCCGCCTCGAGCCGCGAGAGGAGCTTCTTCTTCCGGTCGCGGATCAGCCCGACGAACGCCGCGGCGAACTTCCGCTCGTAGCGCTTCATCAGCTTGTCCTGCTTCCGCCAGCGCATGGTCCGCTCGGGCGTGTCGATCAGGCGCTTCGCCTTCGAGCCCGGCTCGGGAGCGGGCTTCGTGTCCGCCGGCTTGGTCTTCGCCCCATCGCCCGTCACCTCGCCGGTCTGGTCCTGCTGCCCGAACGGAGCGGCCGTCTTCTGCTCGGCCAACTCGTCCGCGCTCGGGTCTTCAATCCGCGGCTGGCCCGAGAGCACGCGGATCTCGTTCACCGTGAACACCGGCCGCCCGGTCAGCGCCACGATCTGCTGCGCCGAGTTCAGGAGCGGCTGGTTCAGCGCCGGCACGTTCGCCAAGTCCGTCCGGAAGCGGATGTTGTCCTCCTTGAACATCGGCCCCAGCTTCTCGGTCAGGAGGGCGTCGCGCATTTCGAGTTCGGTCCGGAGGTTCTGCCAGTAGCCGCGCTCCTCGGCCTGCGCCAGGTCGCCCGTGCGCCCCGTCCCGCTCGATGTCTCGCGGATGTTGACGAGCCACGGGGGCACGCCGAGCGCGCGACAGATGTCGGCGTCCGCGATGCGCATGTTCTCGACGAACTGGAGTTCGGACATCGTCAGCCCCATCTTCTCGAAGTGCAGCATGTCGAGGATGGTCGGCACGTCGAACTTCTGGCGCATGAGCTTCAGCTGCTCGCCCACGGCCTTCTTCTCCTCCGCGGTCATCACAACCGGCACGCCGTTCGCCGGCTGCGGCACCGAGAAGTAGCCGGCGCCCACGCCACCGGCGCGGATCACCTTCTGGAACAGCCGCATCAGGTCGTAGCGCGTCTCGTACTGGAGCTGGATCGAGTCCAGCGGCGAGACGCCGATCGGCTCGTCCTCCGGCTGGTAGTCGTGCCAGGGGATCACGTTCTCGGCCGGGATCGCGACGGCCATCGAGCCGAAGAGCCCGGAAGAGCCGCCGCCCGTGCTGCCGCCGCGGCTGAAGATGTAGGCCGCCGGCATGCGGCGCTCGCCCGGGATCACGCGCACCAGGTGGCTCGGCATCACCCACAGCTCCTTCGGCACCTTGAAGCCGAACGTCTCCGCGACCATGTAGGCGTTGCCGTGAGTCAGGAAGTTGGCGTGGTAGTCGCGGATCACCTCGCGCCCGGTCTGGCGAGGGTTCCCGCCGTGCCAGACGTCCATGATGTTGCCCTTGTCGCGCTTGACCGGCTCCCAGCCCGCCGAGGTCTCCTTCTCGATCACCACCGGCTGGGCGGCCATGTCGTTCGACTTCCGGAGGATGCAGGCGCGGATGGTCGAGACGAGCTTCACCGCCTTGGCGTGGTCCCAGATGATCGGGTCGAGGTAGTAGGGCTTCCCGATCAGCGTCGGCCGGAAGTTCGGCATGACGCCGCCGTCCGTCGACTTGGGGAATCCGAACAGCGTGCCGATCGCCGAGGAGAGGCGCGAGCCGAGGTTCACTCATCGCCTCCGCGCTGGACTTCGTAGGCGCGGCCCATGGCGGCGACGAACGCCTCCGGGGCGCTACCGGGAACCAGGCGCGGCAGGCGCGGAGCGAACGAGGCGCGCTTCAGCGCCGCCGCCCACTCCCGAGGCCCGGCAGTCTGCGGCACCAGCTCCGTCGCGACCGCGGCATGGACGCCGACATCCGTCGCCACGACCGGTTTCCCCATCGCTGCGGCCTCGGCGGCCACCAGCCCGAAACTCTCATGGCGGGAGGGGCAGGCGACCACGTCGGCGCTCCGGAGCCAGCGCATGGCGTCCGCATGATCGACCGGCGGGACGAAGACCGCGTTCCCATTGACCAGCGACTTCAGCCCCTTCTCCTGCGATCCGGCGCCGATGAAGTAGAAGGTCGCCGGCTCGTAATACCGGCTCGCCAATGCCAGGCGGTCGAAACCCTTCTGGCCCTCAAGGCGGCCGAGGCAGACGACGCGGGGCGGTCCGGTCGTGATCTTGAAGTCGCGGAACTCCGTGACCACCGGGTTCGGCACCACCTCGACGTGCCGCCCTCCGGCGATGCGCGAGACCTCCGCGGCGTGCCCCTCACTCGGCGAGAGGATACGGTCGCAATCCTCGAGCACAGCCGCCGCCAGCGGCAGGCGACGGAGGCGCTCCGGTGGCGAGAGGTGCTCGTGGATGATGAGCGGCACGTTCCAGTTATGCGAGAGGTAGTGCCCGGCGAGCCCCGCCGGCCATGCACCGTAGGCATGAACCACCTCCGCCCAAGCCCCGACTCTGTACGACCTGGGCCCGCGGTAGAACGCGGCCTGCAGCAGGGCACAGGCAACCACCCACCAGCGCGGGCCGGCCGTGACGGTAAGCCGGAGCACCCGGACGTC